ATGAGCGCCGCCTGCTGGTTGCAGCGTGCCAATTCGGCAGCAGAAAATCCGCTGGTCACAGCCTGCGTCACACCGGCAAAACCGTTGAGCATACCGGTATTCATGGCATAAAAGCCATCGCAGATCCCATTGTTGACCGCATCCAGCTTGCGTTCGATGTTGGCGAAATCAGAAGTCAGGACATAGCCGTCCATTACGCCGCTGTTGCCGTTCCCGCCAAAGCCATTGCGGCCCCAGCCAAACAAAAACAGGACAATGATCCAGATCCAATCCTGGCCCCACATACCCATTCCACCACCGTAATTGTTTGCGGGAGCAACAGGCATCGTCATCATGGGGGTACCGTCAGAGAGAGACATATAAAATCTCCTTTCGTTTTTTATTTATCAAATCGTGGCCACGATATTGATCCAATTAGCAAAATGTTTTTGGTTTTGTTTGCTTATTATCGAAACAAATGGCCGAATTGCTGGGCCATCTGCTGCAGCCGGTTTAGTTCCTGCTGGCTCATTGCGCCGCTTTGCAAAAGTTTTTCAACTTCTGCTTTCGGGTTGCCCTGAAAACTGCTTTGAAACTGCCGGAATTGCTGAATCATGTTCTGGAACTGCCCGGCAGGACCAGGCATTTTGCCGCCGCCCAAAGAATCAAACAATGGATTACTCATTTGCTTTTTCCTCCTTGCTCGTATCGCCGCTGATCTTACTTACAAGTGCTGCCAGCTCTTCAAACTCTTTCCGGGTAACATATTCGCCCTGCTGCACTACCGTTGGCGCTGCTTTATGCGCCGCCGTGCGCTCCGTGTAGTCCAGGATCCGCATAGACGGCACGCCGGATGCGTCAACAGATTTTAAATAAATCACCTGATTTTCACTGTCCCAAAGTGGCACAGTATTACCGGCGCTGACCAGATAAGACCTCGCCCCCACTTCCCCTTGCACCCAAATCATAGCGGGCTGATTTGCTGCAAGCGCGGACATAGGCTGCTGCATCATCTGCTGCTGCCGCATCTGCATGAGGTTGTCCGGCATTGCCTGCGGATAATACGGATTCTGATATCCATATGGTGTATATGCCATGTCACTTCATCCTTTCTTTCGCCCAGTAATACAAGATCACTTCATTTCCGGAATCCCAGCTATCATACCAATCGCCATTTTGCACACAAACCACATGGCCGGAAAGCGCAAGAATAAACGTGCCTGCCGGATGATCCGCAGAGAATTGACACACGGTATAGCAATCAGGGCAAGTATCCTGCACAAGATGTCTGCGGTATCCTTCCTCGCTCAAATAGTGGCCCCATACGGCGTTGCTGCTGGGCATATCTGCGTCGGTCAGGCCTTGCATGCAAAGTGCCATATAGGTCCAGTCCCAGTCCATTCCTGTGGCTTTGGAAATCGCTCTGACTGTGCAATCCCCCACGTTTTTTCCCTGCGGGTTTTCGTTGTAATGCTTAAACATGGCGAAACTCCCTGTAAATGTGCTCGATCATAAAAACATACGTCTGCAATCCGCTTTCGGTCTGATACAGTGCCAAGACGTCATTTGCCATCTGTGGAGTAAAGCCGCATGCAATTAATCTTTCGTACATGTGACCACCTGTCTTTCTGCTCTTATGGTAATAAAAAATCGGGCAGATAAATTGCCCGAAAACTGCCCGCATTCTGCCCGTTCAATAAAAAAACAAGAGCGCACCATACCGGTACGCTCCTGCTTTTCACCCTTGAATATCATCCGCTATTTTGGCGTATGCTTTACGCCGTATTTTGGCAAGTCCATCCACACTGACGTGCAAATGTTCTGCCGTCTGCACGCAGCTTTTTTTGCAAATATCAATGTCAATGACGCATTGTTCTTCTCTCTCCGGCAGGTTTACCCTGCGCACGGCTTCGATTGCTTTGTTTGGAGCCATAGACGATAGCAATGCGCGTATTGTTTTATACTGACTGTTCATGCCCCTTTTAGGGCTTGCAGAGCGCTATTGCGTGGGTGGCCGTGCCACCGCCCGAATCCATCCTTTCAGATTATTTTTCCACGGCCTGTGCCAGCTTGATAATGAGATCATCGCCATAGCGGTAGCTGTCCAGATAGGTAATCGTCGCGTCGCTCAGGCCCGCCTTGGACTTGAGGATGCTTTTCGCTTCGTCTTTGGTCACTGCTTTCACCCCCTGATACAGCGGCATCAACCGCGGCAGCTGCCCTTTGCGCACCATGGACGCCGTGAACCTTCCGCCATCGTCCCACTGGAAATGCGGACGGTCCGGCAGGCTCTTCCAGTCTCCGCCCCAGGTGAAGCCCATTTCCTTCCCGATCGCGCCGCACTTGCGGAAGAAAGCCGCGTCGTCGTATTCATGGCCCTTGACGTTTTTGCAGATGTCAAAGGCCAGCCCCACCTTGTCCCAATGGAAAGAGGGCGTTTTCTGGTTGGTCACGATCTTTCCCGGCTTTGTTCGCCCCTGCGCGTAAAGACTGGCCTGATACTCCAGATCCCGCACAGTCTCCACCACAGCCACCGGCAAGCCCTCTGCCGCGCACCGCTGAATCAACACCCGGCAGTTATGCGCGACGTCGCTGCGCAGCCGGTCAATCTCTCTCGATTTGAGCATGCTTTACGCTCCTTTAAACTGCGGGGCTGCCCGTTTGGACAGCCCCTGTGTAATCACTTATCTTTATTCGGGCATGTGTAGCTCAGTGCCCGCGCGCTGTCCGTCAGACCTGCCGTGGTGGGATCCACAAACACGGCCAGCACCGCCAGCACCGCGGTTACCAGCTGCACGGGGTTCCGGAGCACCGCTTCTACTGCGTCCAGCACCGCGCCCCAGCTGGTCATGGTCGTCGGATCAAGGCCGATCGCCGTAATGATGATCGACACCACACCCACCCAGAACCACGGGTTTTTCAGCCGGACGGGAATGTTGACCGCTTTCATTTCAGCACCTCGATGTGGTCGCCCTCTACCGCGTACACGCGGCCGCCGATGTAGAAATTGGAATTGCCGCTGCCCAGAGCGGTATTATAGGGGAACTTGCCCTTTTCCACATGGATCTTGAACGTGCCGTACATGCCGGACACCAGACCCCAGCCGGTGACCTTAGCGGGATCGTCGCTGACCACCGCACCGGCGCGCTCTTCGTCCGTCAGCGTCACCTTTCCCGGATCCAGCACAAACCCGGCGTTCTGCTTTTTCAGCGCCGCGTTTGCCTGCTCTACCGTGAGATCGCCCTTGCTTACCTGCATGATGATTTCCGTTGCCTTTGTCATAATAATTCCTCCTAAAAAATTTTTTACAGCCCCGCACCGGCCAGCAGATATGCCACCACGGCGGCGGCAATCGCCCACACAATCTTGTCCACAAGGTTGTCCCAGCGCTTGGCAGGCTTGTCGGTTAATGCCCGGACATCGTCCTTGATCTCGCCGATGTCCTTTTTCATGTTTGCCTGATCGGCGGCCAGCTCCCGGACGGACGCTGTCAGCTCCATCAGTGCTTTCTGGTCTGTTTCCAGTTTCTTGATGCGCCCCTCGTTGCGCAGACTGCGATCCTCGGTTTGCCGCCAGTTCAGCGACAGTTCTTCCAGCGTCATGTCTTCTCTCCCTGTCATATGTATTTTTTTACCTTGAATGGCTCATGCTTCTGTTACCTCTGTCCAGCCATACACGCCCGGTTCCCACACATTATTGTCCACATCGGATGTCCAGTGCTTCCCGCTATGGGAGACTTTCGCCCCCTTGGCGTAGGCGTCTGTGCTGCCCACAGGCTGGCTCCATTCCGGCCATTCTTCCGCCGGGTCTGAGATTGCAACCCACAGGCTCGGAGATACATCCGGTGTCCACGTCTCTTGAGATGTGTGATCCTGCAAGCATTTGTACAGCTTCCCGCCGTGTTCCAGGATTTGCCCCGTTTTGTAACTCACCGGATACGCCCACGGGCTGAACAAATCAACGTGTTCACTCGCCGTCACGGCATCAATGCTCCCGGCTTCGCAGAGTGTAACAAAGGTAATGGCTGTGGCGGATTCAAGCGCCGTGATACGCTCTTCCGGGGTAGAAGTGGGGATCTCATCTTGGAAAATATCTCCAATCCATTTTCCGTCCGGCAATAAGTATCCTCCAAAATCAGCAGGGTCCGCTTGATCCGAAGCAACAATGACATTAGAAATAATTCCGTTTTCAACAATACACACATTCATCTTAGTACCCCCACTTTATTGCCAAAAGCCCCTGATAGCCAGCACCACTTTTGGCGCGTTTCCCAGCGGTATAAGTTTTTGCAGCACCGCCACCAGCGCCATAGGTAGTTGCATCAAGGCAGATAGCATCCGAAGAATATTCTGAACCATAGACGCCAGCTGTACCTCCGCCATTACCGCCGGGGCCATTAGCGTAACCGCCACCACCGCCAGAAAACAACTCACCATTAGTGTCTCCAAAATATCGGGTAGTTGTTCCTTGGCCGTATCCGTATCTATACGATCCAGTTCCACCGGTTTTTGCTGCGTCTCCGCCATCACTTCCGCCTGCCGCCTCATCATTTTCGTAGGCTCCAGATCCACCACCTGAGCCACCGCTCGGCCCGGCGCCATACTGGTAAGCTGAG